GGCTCCGCCCATGCGGGCTTGCTTTGTTTTGCTCTCAGCCTGAGGCTGAAGAATCAAATTACTGCTTTGGCAAGTGTGCCACCACGGAACGTCAGCGTAATGGTGCTGAGCTCTCCGAGGCTGGCTGCAATAGGGGTATGGGACTCAAGGTATGCGCCTGTAAGCGTGTAGCTCGGGTTGGCTGCGCCAACAGTTGCGCTGGACGGTTTGAGCACAAGGTTTGTGGTCGTGCCAACCAAACCATAGATCGTTGCTTCAGTTTCGGACGCTGCATACGACTGGTACAAGGTCACGGTCACTTCATTGTTTTGCAACCCGCTCGTGTATTTCCTGGCAGTATCTCCAAAAGCGGTGCTTTCCAATGCCTCGGCAGTGTAGGTAACGGTGGCGCTCGTGCATTGATCAGTTAACGAAATTGAGTTAATTGTCACGTCTGGGTTAGAAAGATAAGTGGTTGTAGGCATTGTCAGTCCTCAGATTTCTTTTTCTTAGTTTCCTCAACGACGAAACCGCCGTCAATAAGTGCCGGGACGTTTACACCCTCAGCTTCAGCGGCTTCAGCGTCAAACACGTCACCGATTTTGCCGACTCTTTCGGACGCAATCTTGTATGCCATGTTGTCGCCTCCTATGCCGTTTGAGCTTGTAGGGAAATAGTTACAGTGTACGAGGGGTATTCTACTCCACCTATCAACGTGTTGGTGGGACGACCGTCGGTGACCGCTACTTGCTTTGCTAAAAGCTTTGCTGCAATCTCAAGCGCTGGCCGTAGCGCGTCGAGGTTGCTGGGGCCCATTGTCAGGATTATGCAACTGAACGTCACTTTGGCAATGTTGTAGTTCCAGGCCTCGAAACTGGGTGCGTCAAGAAATACGCACGGTGGTTGCAGGTTCCGTGGGTCCGTAACCACCTTAAGCCCTGAGATCGTGGCAAGGGTGGTGCTCAGGTCGTCTATGGCCTCGTTAAACAGGTCTGTGTACGCCATTAGGCGACCGCTGGTCTAGGAATACCCAACAGTTGTTTCATGATCGCTGAAAGCCCTGTAGGGGTTGCTGTGCCCATTTCTGTAAATGACGCAAACTCGTTCACGCTCGAGCGCTGACGGTAAAGCGCCCCACCGTACATGATCGTGCCCAGGGTGACATCGCCCGACGGACTGGTCGTCAGGCTGTCCACGTACCCGGCTTCCTCACGCCGACGGTAACAAAAAGCGTTTGCAGCAGCTGCGCACTGAATTAAGAACGCTGCGTCAGCAACCGACACGCTAGTAAACCCGAGCCAGTCCTCGATCTGTTGATCCGTCACCCAAGTACAGGTCGGGTTTGTGGTGATCGTGCCGACCGGGATTGCAGCTGATCGGTTTAGGTCGTCGCCCTCGTCATAAAACAGCACCTGGTTAAGGATTGGTGCGTCATAGTCAAAGATGAAGTCACCCTCGGTGTCGGTACCTTGGTACTCGAATTGTGGAAGTGCCCTGACGGTGTGTGTGCCGTTGAAACCATGCCCGAGTCCTGTCAGCGTTATTGACTGCCCGACCTCAAGGTCAATGTCTCGCAACAGTTCCACGACCGCATAGTCGTCTATGCGTGTGTGAAATGTGACGCTAGTTGTTGATGTAGCCATGAGCCGTCACCCGGCCCTAGATCAAGGACTAACTGTTATGGACTTAACGAGGTCGCTGTCTGCAATAAACGTTGCAACGTAGCCGTAGTAGCTGAATGTGCGACCGAGCGTGCCTGGTACTTCGACGCTGAGAATACCGCGGATCTGCTCGTAGAACTCAATTGCTGAACCCTTGGCAACAACCATGGTGTTTGCTGCAAAGTTGCGATCCACAACCAGGTTCAAACCAAATGGGTTGAACGTGTTGAGCTGTGTAATGTTTGCGGTTCCTGCAGCATTTACGCCCATGAGACCTGCTGCGCCAGCGTATGGGAAAACTGAACGCTTGTCGCCGTCCAATTGCTGGCCAAGCAACTTCCATACGCCAGGTGCCACGAAAACGTGATCGGGCAAGAAGTTTGACGCAGTAAGAATGTCGGTTGCTGCGTCGTAAAGGGCAGCAAACAGTGTGGACGGGTCGGTGCTGTTGTAGGTCCAGGTTGAACCTGACGCTGACGCACCGGTGGTGATTGCGTCGGCTGCTACGTCGTCAGACTTAAGCAGGTACTGGCCAGCGAGGTCACGCAGGATAATTTCCATTGCGCCTGGGCTGGTGAAGTCAATGTCTTGCACCGACAATGTGACCTGACCAGCAAGCGTGGTCTTGGTTACAACGTTGGAAGCGATCACTGGTGTCGTTGCTGATACTGCGCTTAGTTCAGGTGACTGTGCAGCCACTGACGGGTGCGTTGTCCACGTCGGTCGGATAAAGGTTTTTTGGTTGCCTCCGTCTGGCATTGCCCTTGCGCCTACAGCAGCCACCACAGGCCTGATGTAATTCAAATCTTCAAAAATCGGGCCAAGGACCATCTGATTAAGGAGGCCAGGGGTGTCTGTGGTGAGAGCGTCGCCGGCGGCGGCTTGGAAAGCGGAACGACGCTCAAGCATGAAATCTTGTGCAGCTGCAGCAACGTTGCGGAAAGTTTCCCCGCCAATGTGCATGGCTGCCAGGTATTCGCCTGGGGTAGGAAGATCAAACTTGCGCTTTGGCTGTGCGAACACGGTTGGAACGATCTGCTCCGGGCCTGCTGCTTCGACTGCGATTTCTTCTGACACTGGTTCCTCCTCGACGGATTCTGTTAGATCAAGTTCTGCGTCGGGAGCGGTGTCGGCTTCGCCTTGCGACGCAGCCACCTGGGTAATGGTAGCACCACTAAACGCTGGAATTGGTACAAGACTTAATTCGGACCACTCAGCCGATTTGATCACAAGCACGCCGTCGTCGTCACGGTAGAAATCTTTGGCGTTTACGCCGACACTTACCGAGTCAAGCACGCCTGCAGCGGCAAGGGTCAAAGCCTCGTCACCTGCCTGGGTTTCAACGACGGTTGCGGTAAACAGCATGCCGTCAGGGGTTTCGGTACGGCCCGTGACCAAACCGACCGGTTGTGTTGCGTCATGGTACATAAACAATTTTGGGGCTTTGCCGTCAACTGGCAAGGAACCAGCCAAAAACATGATTTCGGTACCGTCGGATACTACGGCTGGGGTGTTGTACGGTACGGCTATACCTGTGATTGTTCGGCGTGGTTTGTCACCAGCTGCAGCCTCAAGCTCAACTGCGAAACCTTGTGCAAGTTTCAGTTCCATTAGGCGTTCTCCTCCTGGGTGTTTTCTTCAATTAGTTCATCAGATACTTGTTGTGGCTGGGTGCCGTCTTCGCGTATGTATTCCTCGTCAACCATGCCCGCTAAGTATTTCTCAACCTCAAAACGTACGTAGGTGCCACGTGGCAGGACGTTGTTCATGCTAAGTGTTTGGGCGATACATTCCATGTACAGGCGTGCCCCAAAGATGTACAGGTCTTCGCGTGCTGATCGGGCGTTTTGATACGAGTAGGACCCAATGTTGACACCTGCCAGGTATGGCGGAATACCAGCGGTACGGCACAGTTCAAGGGCCTGATAGTTGGCTGATTCAATCATGAGCATGTTGTCGGGCAGGGCTTTGGTTTCGGTGTACTCAAGGTATTCGTTAAGGGCTGCGGTTTGATTTTCGCGTCGAGCTGCGTTAAACGCTGCCGACAGGTCGGCTAGTTCTTGTGCGCTTAACGGCTCGCCACCAGTTTGACGCAGTACGCCACTAGGCATGGACGATTCAGCGTTACGGAAACGGCTTGCTTCAAGCTTAAGCGCGGTTTGAATTACGTTCGTTGACGCGTACACAATGCCCTGGACTGGGCTGATGAATTGCACCAGGTCTTTCGGGTCCATCATTCCGCCCTGGAAATAAACCTGGTTTGACGGTGCGAACCATACCGGGCCTGTCTGGTCTTGGGTGGTCACTGACGCTGCCGGTAAGCGTGTGAACGTGGCAGGGAAACCGTCCTGGGTGCGTGAGCTGATAAACCAAAACGCACGACCGTAGAAGAACAGGTCGTCCAAAGTCCATGCCATGAGGGTTGCGTACGGTATTGAGGGGTCGGGTTGACGTAGCCAGGAACGTGGCGCGAGTTTTTCTTCTTCCATTTCGCGCTCGCCGTCGTTCCAGTTTTCTTTGTACATGCACAGTGGGGTGCTAGCGATAACGCTCGCCATGAGATCACGGCCACGCGCCAACGTCGGTACTGACATTGCTGCGTTACGTTGGGTGCCCTCAATGTACGCGTAGTACTGGCCGACCATGTTAGGGCCTTGCAGGTTCGACATGTAGCCGGAACCTGCTGCAGCTGCTTTGGCTGCGCCGACGGCTTCGGTGCTGATCTGCGCTTTAGTTTCTTTGCGTGTAAAGATGCCCATGAGTCCTCAGTGAGCCTGGGCTCCCGACGAACCCAGACTCTCGGGTATTCTACCCCCGACCTACGACCAGTAAAGGTCTTTGGTTTCTTACAGGTTTTGACACCATGGCAGCGGCCCACACCAAACAGCGTGTCAATTCAATCGGGCCCGGTGACTTTTGTGAGCTCAACACAGCACCCTGCACAGTCTTGACCAGCACTGCACGGTTGACGTGTTCGGCAAGGATCTGTTCGCCACGGTGCTGGACGCGTTCCTCAAGGATCATTGTGCGCACCAGGCTGGTGTATTTCAGTAACTCGGCGTAGCCAACAACGGTGAACCGTTTGTTTGTGAATGG